AGTTTTCAGCACTGGTTTCGACAAAGCTACAGAAATCCTGAGCTCGTGTGCCACAGAAGGATCTCCCGCACAGGCAGCCACTCCAAGAGAGGCAGTTTTGAATCCCGTAGGTATTGATGCCAGTCGCGTAACTGACGAGACAGTCGCTCAAATGTCACCAGGTGTTTCCGAAACAACTGCTGCTTCTGTTGCGACAGTCATCAGATCAATCGCACCCCCCGAGACACAAACGTCCTCCGGTACAGCAACTGCTGCTGCTCGAGGATCAACGAACAGTCGCGCCGGCACAAGAAAGGAGCTTCTATTTTCAAGTAAAAGAGCTTCTTACGGTGTAGTGCCTTCATTTAATGACTTGGTGTCCATGGCTCTTCGTGGGGCCATTAAGAATGAGCGCACTGGGTCCACTATTGTAACAGACCCTAGAGGTAATCAGGTAGATGCTGTCGACAGTGTTGCTCGCCTGCAGAACTTGGTTCAACACCAGCTGAACAAATACCAGGCGGCAGTTGAATCTTTTGAGTTCGCTCAAAATAACCCAGGTAAAGATTCGTCTGTTCAATATGAGACTTTGGATCCTCGAACCGGCGAAACCTTCTCCACCAAGGAAGAAGGTAAGAAGATATTTATTAACCCGCGTAACGCCAACTCTGTCGAGACATTCAACCAAATCCGGGAAGACGCGAATGTAGGTATTCGTGCTTATAATGCTTTAATCGAACAATTCCCTGATCTCTTCCAAGGTCAGGCGTTTCAAGAAATACCTACACCATCAAATGCGCCTCAAGCTTCTCAGGAACAACAGGCTGAAAATGCTCCTGTGCAACAAACGCAAGATGCATCCCAGACACCCCCCGTCGAGCCAGCGCCTGCACAGCAGGCGTCTGGCGCAGACAATGTTCTTGATTTCGATGGCCTGTTTAATGGTGGCAATGAAACTACGCTTCAGGACGCTGTGACATATTTATCACAGCAGACAAATCTGGACCTGGGACAGCAAGCTATCCTGGCTTTGATTTCGAACTCTGCTTTTGCGCAGTCTAATCCGAGCACTAAAATTCGCCGGGGACTTAATTCAGATCAAAAGCCTAGACCAGAAACACGAGGCTGGTGGGATCCTGTTAAGCAAGAGATTGTCTTGTTTGATCCTGCAATTTCTGAGCTTTTACATGAGATGCTTCATGCTGTTACCTTGGAGGCTCTTAATCAAAACGTATTCACCACATACAATAACGTAGGCAGAGCCCTCACGGCACCGGAACAGGCTGCTAAGCGTTTAGTGGAAATGGCGAATGCATTTATTGATAGTGCCCCAGAGAACGATAGGGTTGCTGAGATACAGGCGATGATGCGCCAGCTGATTGAGAGTGATGTTGATAACCAAGGCACTCGAGGTCATGTATTGGCCATCAATGAGTTCATGGCCTACGGTCTCACAGAAAAAGCTATTCAAGATGCCTTGGCTAGCCGAACACATGAGAGACCTAATCTTGCTCGTCGGATAATCGATGCAATTAAACGCCTGTTGGGTGTTGGTCGACAAGACACGGTTCTCGACAAAGTCTTTTATGACACGCATACTCTATCCCAGGATTATCAAGCTGCTGTTCAACAGCAAGCGCAGACAGACAGGGCTCAGAGTAACGATGTCACGCAAAGATCGACGACTGAAAGCACTAATCAATTGGAAACGCCACAATCGGCGCCAGCGGAGAGTCAGCAAGAGCAGGCTCCGGCACGAAGCGAGAATGCTGGAGGAAGAGCCGAACCCCAACAGCAAGTAGAAGAAGTTTCTTCTGCGAATTCCTCTGTCGAAGCAGTATCTGAGACACAAACTGAACCACCAGCTGTCGCTGACGCGACGCCGGAGGCCGCAGTTTCTGCTACAGAGACAGCACCTCCGACGCAATCCACCGAAGAAACTTCTTCTACGGAAAACGCCATACCGGTAGGTAGAAATCTTGCTACCAACATTAAAGGTGAAGTGGGTGTAACTCAGGCTTATGACCTGAACCCTAGTCTTCCTATAGAGCAGACCATCGATAAAGCGATCGACGCTTCGCTTGAAGGTCTAGATTATGACGTTAATGATGACACCCGTGCAGCGATCGACGAATACCTGACTGAAGCAGACAGTATGATCGAACAGATGAATGAGCGCCTGACCGAATTACTGAAACTGCCTTACAAAAAAGGTATCACATATGGTGAAGTTCTTATCAAATCCCAGACCAACGATCCTGTAACAGATCGTAATGGCAACCCTGTCGACGTAACAGAGACATCTCGAGGTCTTGTACTGAGCTTTGTAGATAAGCAATCGATACTTGATGGTAATCCGGTGTATGACGAGCATCTTCTTCGTCTCGGGGTCCTTGCTGCAATGGATTATGTTTTCAACACTGCCAATGGCGGTGGTCTCTATAAGGCGGAAGATATTATTAAGGCGTTGGGTCTACCTACCGACACTACTGTCGAAAATTGGATGTATAACCTTCTCAATTTTGGTCGTAGCGCCACAGACGTGAAGGAAGGTCTTGCAAAGCACATTAAGGATTTCTGGGGAGCCCGTGACAACAACGCTATCTCACCTAACCTTACTAAGGGCTTAGCAGAAGCATTCGCGGATGAGATACTCGACTTCCTGCAGGATGCAGACGTTGAAGGTGACGGCTGGATACAGAAGCACTCGCACAAAGAAGGCAAGATAACATACGCCGCATTTAAACTTGGTGACCGAGGAAAAGAGCTTCAAGCAGCCAAGACTATTTTGCGTGATGTGCTCACCGATAAGAACTCTGACATTCACCAGTATCGTCTGGGCGAAGCATTCAACGATGGTGAAGTATCTGACACTATTGCTCGGGATAAAAATATCCCTATTCCTGAGCGTAAGCGTCAGGCGATAAAGAAGCAGCAAGATACTCCTTTCAAGATTTCCACGGGCTTCATGGATCTATACCAAGCATTTGGTGCAGATGCCTTTGCCGAAATATTGGGCTTTGTCAAAGTCAGCGACAGTGATGGCTTTTTTAATGACAGCCACAGGAAAGCTATTGAAGGTAAAAATTCCAGTATTGCTCAGTCCATCAATCAAATGGTTGAGCAGCTGACACGGATCCACGCATATGCGGAAAAGCACGGTGTGAAGCCCGAAGACGTCCCTATCCATTATAAGCTGGAAGTGTCGCTGAATGGCCGTTTCTTTATGCAAGGGTTTAACCCGCAAAGTAATAAGCTGGCACGGGAGATGTTTACTCCTACCCAGGCAACTATCGATTTGAATTCTCCTGGAGATCTTCAACTCGTATACGCTGCGATCGGTCAGGCGATGGACGACTTTAAAGTCGAAAACCTTGGTCTGGCAGAGTCGGCCCTTAAGGCACAAGAATATCTGCAGAGACCTGTCTTTCAGCAAGCGGTTGAGGCTATCAGAAACAGAGGCCAAGAGGGCACCACCGAGGCTCTTGTTGAGGCATTCGCTGACAAAGACGTTGAATCGTCTGCACGCCTTTTGAAGGCTCTATTTGTTGCAGCTCAATTGGAAGATGCGATTGCTGCTGGCGAACAGACTTTGGACATTGATCTGGCAATGGAGCTTGATGGTAAAACCAACGGACCTATCACCGCGGCCATACAGAACAACACCGACAGCTTCTCTCCTCAATTCCTGTCTCTGGTGAGACGAGGAGGTTTCTTCATTGGTTCCCGTTTTGATGGGGCTGATAGTGACATCACGTATGCTGAATATAAGCAGACACAAGAAGATAGTGCTGATCTCTATGAGGTCACCGGTGATGTCATGTCCACGAAACTGGCTCAATGGAGACAGTCACTGGAAAGCGGTAAACTCACAGACGGCGGGACCACACGTCCCGACAATATCAAGAACGTAAATCGTGCTCGTTATTTGGTACTGGCCTTGCTTAAGGAGATGGGCGATATTGATGTCTCTCCTAATGAGGAAACGGGCCGGATGGAAATCCGTATTAAACGCCGTGGCACGAAAAGCCCGATTACCCAAAACCTCTATGGTGCAGGCGGTCGCTCTATTGCTGCTGGTCTTACCAACTCCATTCTAAAGATGGCGTATGAAGAGATAACAGATGCCGTTCGCAACAAAGACGGTGAACGGGTCAAAATGCTGGCAGACTTGATCGATGAGCTTGCAGACATTCGTCTGGGTACAAATAAAGACACTGGTCTTATTTGGGCACAAAGCTCTCCAACCAATCCAGGCAAGTCTTTGACTGCTGCGATAGCAAGTCGCAAGTTATCAGAACTGGAGAATTTCACTTTTTCTGGCGAACAGACAGATCGCATAGTCAGTGCAATAAACGCCACATACATTCCAGCCTTTGAGCAGGCACTGGGCGACACTGTTGGTTCTTCTGTAAAAGATTTGAATGATCTTCTCGTGGAAGCGACGAACAACCACACGGACGCGTATCTGGCCATGGTAAGAACCGCTATCGATGCCGAGACTAAAGCTCAGCGTGAGAGCGGCAAGATCCGAGCTGGACATGACATATCTAAAAATGACTACGACGCTATCCTGAATAAATTCCGCAAGTTTGCGCCGGTCATTGATGCAGGAACATCCGTATTCAGTTTAACGGGTGGTGGTGTCGAGACCACAAGTCAGGTTGATGCCCGCCGTACAGAGCAGGCTGCTGAAGGTTTCGATAAAGAAGCATCCTTTGATCCGAGATCCCGTACACTTAGTGGCACTTCTTCTGGATCCAAGCGTGGAGCACTTTCAGGCGCTGGTGTTAAAATTCTCCCTTACAACGTCATTGCCAATGCTGATGTTGAGCTGGTGACCGGTGTCTATTCTGATGAGCGTATTCTTACAGATACACTTGCAGTACACGATGGTATCGAAGTTCCTGTCACAAGGTTGAGAGAAATGTCCTTGATCATGAATGAGAAGGTTGCCGACTCTTGGCAGCTCAACACTCTACAACCAGTTATCCGTGCGATCGAGGGTATGCTCGAGCTGCCTGAGTTTACTAATGATCCTGCATTGTCTGAGAGTGTGGAGTTAATGAGAGACCAGCTCGTGGAATTGCACGACAAATCAGACCTTAGACAAGCCAAGATCGATGCGTTGGCCACAGTGCAGTATACTGTTGATGGTGTACCGGGAGCTGAAGCGCCCTTTGTTAAGTCTGAAGGAAAAATCTTCAATGATGAGGGTGCCTTAATCGACCACCTGAATACAGAAATGACACGTCGCTTGGCTGAGCTGAGAGCTGAACGCGAATCAACAAACAGTGAGACTTTGCAGGACCAAATAGAAATAGAGCCTAAAGGTGGTTCTGACTTGAGAAAGACTCTGGAAACAAATGACTTCTCTGGAGATCCTCGTCAGTTGGTGCAGGCTCTACAAGATAGTCTGACTGACGCAGGGCAGCGTACTGTTCTTAGTGAGCTTATCAGATCTCCTGCATATCAAGAGGCTCTTGAGAGCGGGCTGACAGTCGAGCTGCTTCCCGCAGGATCCTCTCCTGTTTATGATGGTCTACGGAATAAAATATATCTTTCCAATGTCACAGGGGAAAGTGCTATTCACGAATTGGTTCATGCCACCACTATCGGACAGGTATTGGACCACTACAATGATCCTTCTGTGGATCCTGCAAGAGCCAGAACAATTGAGCGACTTGAAAGCTTGATGAATGATTTCCTTGCCAGAGATCTTAGTTCCCCTGTGGAGCAGCGTCTTCAAAGTGTAGTTCAAAAATACGTGGATAAGTCTGAGCCGGCCCTAGCTTTGAATGAGTTTATGGCTTGGTCTCTATCGAACCAAAACCTTATAAATAAAGGTAAGGAACGGATCGCCACAGACCCTGCTTCACAACTTCGAGCATTAGGCAAGAAAGTTATTCGAGCAATGCGCCGTCTTTTGGGTTTTGCATCAAATAAAGTATTTGACCATGTTCTGTTTAACACTACAGTGCTATTAAATAATTCATCTGATACGGACTCTACCAACAATGCAATCCTACGCCATCAAATCTACGAAGATGCTGCCGAAACTACTACAGACGGTCGTCGAAAGCTGGAATTGCAGAAGCGTATTTCTCGTCAGATTACTTCATTCTTGGAGAGCCGCCTTAACGGTGAGACCCAGCAAGAGACAGCCAGCAGACAAGCTCAAAGGGCCGCCGAGTACGCACAGACAGAACTAGACAGTTTCGACGCACTCTCTCGAGTGGAAGCTGCTGGCTTCCAAATAAGCGGCCCCCAAGACCACTTGTTATTCCGAACACTGCAGTCAGTGTTTTCGGTAGATCTCAATCTGGATAAGCGAGCTCGTCTCGAGGTCCAAAAGATCTTTGAAAAAGTCACCAAGGATGTAGGCATCTCGCAGGTGCTCGAAGCCATGGGTACGACTGTGGATGCAGCAACCCAAACCCAACAAGAAACTGCAGATATGATGTTGGCTGTTATTCGAGGTCGACCTTTTACAGACCTGGACGGTGAGATCCGCTTCACTGAGCGTGATGCACGGGGCCTGTCAAACCGACTCGGCACATTCCTTGCTCTGGCTCAAACCTCTGAAGTATTCCGTAATGTTCTAACCGATCTGGATTTTGCAGATTTGGGATTACAGACGGATATCGATACCTCCAGTCTTGACGGATTAATCTCCTCCACAACAGAGAAGATCATTGGGTCTTTGAATGGTCACATAGTTCAAGACACTCAACCGCAGTCTACTGCAGCTGCTTTGGACGCACTGACAGAAATACTTTTGTCACACGAAGCAGAAGCTGCCTCTGAGATTGAGGCCCGTGCGTCCGGTTTGCTGGCTAAAGCCAATCAAAAAACAAAATCACTGCTCGAGAGCGCAGGCCGTCAGGCCGGCAGCGCTCTTCGAGCGAAAGCAGACCAAGTTGCCGGTACTCAAGGAAGCCCCTCTATCTCTGGAGACATTCAGTCAGTCGCACTCGGTGTTGCTGCGGCATTTTCTGATATTCTTGTTGAGGACCGTGCGAAAGCACGAGCCGATAGGTTGACGTCTATTCTCAATCATCCTGCAGTACCAGAAGCTATTCGTAATCTGTGGGCTGAGATCCGTGGACTTAATCAAGATACCGCAGGAATACTTCGTAAAGTTAAAGAAGCCAAGCAGCAGATTTCTGCTGTGCGTCAGGAGTATGTGGAGCAAGTTCCTAAAATCATTGCAAAACAATTCTCTGATGACTTTAATCAAAAACAAGAAGGCGAAACCAATAAAGAGTTTGCCGACCGTGTCGCCAAAGACTGGGAGCACCTATTCCAAGGTTTTGGTAAAACAGACATCACTGTTGTTATGGATGTCTTAGGTGACAAGTATACTCTGGGATTATTCGGTAATACCGACGCAAAACAAAAAGCGAGAGACCAGGCTATCAAAGAGACAAAAGAACGTCTCCTGTCTGAGGTAAAGAAACTCGGTTTGGACAATGCGACCGCTAAAACCATCACTGATGCATATGCTGCTAAAGCGGCACAGTTGGGCAACTACCAGATTAACTGGGAAACCGGTCAGAACTTGTTGAGCTCTGCAGATGCTATCCTAGGTCTCTATAATGAGGATGGCGGAGCCATCTCCAAAGAAAACTATACGAAATTACAGAAGGCACTTGCTGAGAAGAGATCCACTGACGGAGGTCAAGTGGCTACAACTCGACGTGGGTTGAGAGAGATCACCAGCGTTATCGATACGCTGGCTTCGCTTGAGGCAGTTAATTCACTGTCCGGTGAAACCCAAGGACGACTTGCTGAGCTTATCTCTAGCGAGAGCAACGGCATTTCATATGCTCTGTCATACACTAAAGATCTTCGTCGAGCTGAAGACCGGAAGAATGATACCGACATGGCACGTATTAACGGGCTGAAGGGTAATCTTCCATCCAACAGCCGGCGCAAGTATTCAGTGATCGTGGCTCCCGATCGGGATCATGCTCGTCTTGCTGAGCAAGGCTATGTGCGAGTTCGTCCATATGAGAGCGCTGAGACGAAGTTTAATCCGAAGAAGCGCAATCAAAGCTATTACTTCTCGGCTCACCAAAAATTGGCCTCATACAACCAAGGTGCTCTGCAGACAGTACAAGATACATTCTTCGGAGTGGATCCTGTGACCGGCCTCGCCAATGGACCGGAAACAACTGGCGAAATGATTGTCGGCGATGCTGCGAAACTCCTTAACCGCAGAATTAAAGCACGTAAGGTTGAAGCTCCTGATGGGTTAATTCCTCGCTTTAACCAGCACGGTGATTTGATTGGTTTCGAGCAAGCTCTGGCGCCGGATATGATCCAACGTCTGGAGATGTCAAACAACTTCGCTGAGAGCCTGGGTAAATGGGGCGGGCGTATACAGGAAGAACGTTCAGCTTATGGCTTTAACAAGGGCCTGGTTGACGCACTGAAGGAAGCCTGGGATGAGGAGAGCAAATTCCGGTCTGATGAGTATGCTGAGTTTGGTACAGAGGAAAAAGATAATGGTAGTGTAGGTGTAACTTCAGACCTGGAAAATGATCCTATCTGGAGAGAATCTTACTTCCTCATTCCTAAGGATGTGCGTGAATATGCCCACGAGGTGTTTGATGGTCCTATCCGGATTAGAAGGGACCTAATCAATAATGCACTAGGTTTCCGCTCGGCATCCGTGGCAGATGTCTATACTGGTAAGACCCGACTGAATAAGCAGCTGACCCAGACGATGAGAGACATCTTCCTGGCCACTCCTTTCTTGGGTCCAGACATGTATAAATATTTGACTGTCGCTGAGGAGACAGCTCAGACGATCGTATCTGAGGTGAAGCACATAATCGTGGTTAAGTCTGGTGTTATCCTGGCAGCGAACACATTGAGTAACATCATTCAGTTGGCTGGCAGAGAAGTGCCTTTGTCCTACATGGGCAAGCGTACACGCAGCAAATATGCTGAGGTGGCTCAGTACAAAGCGAACGAACACCTTAAAATACGACTGAGAGCAGGGTATACAAGCGAGGATCGACGCCATTGAGGAGTCTGAGAAGCGTATGTCAATCTGGCCGCTCATTGAAGCGAACCAGTTTACTACGATCTCTGAAGGCCTGACTGATGTCGATAAAGCTCTTATTGATGGAAAGTATATGGATTGGGTGGAGAAAAAAGCCGGGGAGTTACCGGGGGCGTTGTCTACTGTTGCAAGATACGCGATCGTATCAAAGGATACGGCTCTATATAAAGGGATGTCCCGGGCAGTCCAGTATTCTGACTTTATTGCTAAAGCGGTTTACTTTGACTTTCTGACCCAGGAGAAGGGTGTTGCCCCTGACGAGGCGATTAATCGGATTGATGCTGAATTCATCAACTACGATCTCAATGACAGCAGAACACGTACATACTTAGAAAGCCTAGGGCTGACGTGGTTCATGAACTTCAAGCTGCGTGCATTGAAAATTGGTTTGGATATGGCAAGAAATAATCCTGCCAGTACCTTGTTGAGTTTAGGTGCCGCTTCGGCATTTGGGTTGAACGCAGGATCTCCAGTGACAGATAATATCGCCGGCGCGACAGCTGATGGTCGATTGGGATATTCTATCGGACCCGGGATGGTGGAAGCGGGCTGGAATCTAAACATATGGAACCAAATATTTGGAAGATAGATACGACTACATAAGTAAAGTCATCTTAACTATCAAATCACATATCTCGTTGTAGTGTCTGCATACGGTATGCCGGCACTTATACTCATTGTTGTGTATTAGCTTACCATCTTGGTATGTCATGAGAGACCAGCTTTTTTTGTTCTGTACAAGCTTTGTGGCCTCTTCTTTGCCTTTATGTATCACAGTGATTGATGACAACACTGACATAATATTCTCCAGTTTTGGTGAGTGGGGAGCTCAGACTTAACGTCGAAGCTCCCCTATTCGTGACCTAACCTTGTGTCGGAGGCTTGGCTACGAAATCTACTTCATCAAAGCCAAGTTCGGCATCTGCCACGATAGTGCGTGTGATGACATCCATCACACCAATGGTGAATGTATCGGTTGCTGCAATCCCACTGAAGTTCTTCTCCTGGAGATTATTAAATGCAATAAACCGGCTCCCGTATTCGAGGGTATCATTCATAGCTTTGATAATGCTGCTCGAGTAGATTATACGGTCCATCTCATCCAGCAGATTAAATTTACTGCCGGCTTTGATTGTAGCGAATGCTTCGCGTCCAGCCTGGACGGCTGCTGCTGCAAGCTCTTCGATTGTTGGTTCCATTGTAAGTTTCCTTTAGTTGAGTGCCAGGCGCCCACATACGTGACGTGTATCCTGACTGTTTATATAGATGCGAACACCTATCCGGTCGATTAGTGTATCTGGGTTGGGTTAGACACACCACCAAAAGAGTCTTGAACGAACTGTTCCTTGTCTTCGATCGAATCAAAGGTAATTACAAGAACACGGTCTTCAGAAACACCTTCTGGTATTTCGACTGACGGGTTTCGCTGCATCATTTCATGAAATCTCCGTTCCCGGGCAATATGGTTTTCTGCCGTCTCAATGGAGGAGACAGGAATTGGCTGATTAATAGCCGACTGAGTATTGAAATCCCAATGCTGACAACGAGCAGGCCTGCCGGGCTTTGTCGGCAATTCCACTATTACCATCTGTGGAGACCCTGATTTCAGGGTCACAACAGACCCTACTTGCAATTCTTTAGTATTGGACATTTTGGTCAATATTCCTTATTGGTGTTTATGGTACAAATTATCGTATCAATTTGAATTCAAACAATAGAGGTTTCCATGTCTGAAGAAGTGAAAAATGAAGATCCTGCAGAAGAGGTTCCTGTGAAGGAGCGTCCTCGAGAAGTGCGCTATACCTCAGTTCAAGCAACTGAGTTGTGCAAAGAAATTCTGATTGAGGCCAAGATCAAATTTCTCGATGTCCGAGTGACGAGTAAAGAATTGATCATTACTGCCCCTGGTAAGATCGACAATGTGCGGGAGGTCGCTGAACTATTCGTTCGACCTGCTCTTTTCGGTGTCGACGGCGCCAAAAAGACTGAAGATCTCCTCTCTGTCACAGAGTTGGATGATGGCGTCGGTGGTGTTGCCAATACCCGTCTCATTCTGTATCGAACTTTCGCGGAGAAAGTATACGAGGGTGCGGGTCCGGACGAAGACGAAGAAGTCGAATAATAACGTCTCTGTTTCAAAACTAAAAAGGCCCACTGCAAGACAACAGTGGGCCTTTCTTTTTGAGGTGTATCACGACCCCATGGACTATCCTACGATAACCCAATCCTCTGCGAGGATATCTGATTGAGATGCGAGCCAAGGAACGACGTCCTTGTCGACAGTCAGCATAGCGATATAGGCACGATACGGAACCATATCATCTGGGAAATGCCCCAGGAGTGTATTGTGAGTATTACGGCTTGCTGGGTATTTCGATTCGGGGACATAATACAAGAACATGTTTTTGCCATTCCAGCCTCTGCGCGTCAGCCGGTGACCCTCTTTTAGGGCTTTGATGGCCTGACCAAAGGTCATATCGGAATCGCTGCGATAAGAATTTTCGAAGGTTTCTTTCGGCGACCAAGAGATATAGTGGACATGGAGAGGGTGATTGCCTTTATCTTCCGATTCCAGGTATTCAACCAAGTAACCCTCTCTTGCTGGATCTTCGTTATCCGGCATCTCCCATCCGCGATATTCATTGTACTCGCCAAGTGTCATAGGCTTGGCTGCAATCTTCTTTGTTCCGTAATATGTACGCATTCGAATTATCTTTTTGTTTGGACGAGAGAGGGGGAATTAAACCCATCACCCGCTAAGGCCCTCCGTCTGATTATAAATCAGGTGCTCTATCTGAGCTTTCTCTCGATAAATGCTGATGAGGTTCTAATCAGCGCCCCCAATTAAGGGTCACCCTTGTGAGATAAGCCATCTAAGAAAGGTGCATCATCTCAGCCATATTTCAGACGTGTTGAATCAACGTGTTAACATTTCCCGCAGGCTTCGCTTTCGGTCAGGTTCCCGAGCGTCACTATTCTCACTAGCGACCTCGATATTATTTACTGGCAATCTACGATGATAACATTACCAGCGTGGTCTGTTCCAGTATCTGGACAGTCCTCAACGACAGGGTCTGTGATGACCGGCGCCTCGACAGTTGTTGGTGTGGGTGTAGTGCTCGAGTTCCCTGAGCTACTACATGCTACGAGGCCCAAAGCGGCCAATGCAAAAAGTGAACGTTTCATGATCATATCCTTAATTATATTAAAGTGAGTTGATAATTACCAGACTGACGAATTAAGTCCCAATGATCTTGATCATCACTGATAAAATGGACTATTCTTCCTACGGAAGGTTTCATATCAATTCTCCTATTTAAAGTGCCGTCTCTCCGAGCTGTCACCTTTTTATGCCGGTCGGCGTCTAATATTGTTTAAGGCACAATGTATTGCAAAAAACCTAATCAGATATACCCGTTGAGATGCTCGGCCCGCTGATTACGGCGTCACTGCATTCAATTACAGCGAGTCGAAGATATTCTTCGTCTTTAATGCAGGTTCCTCAGGAGCCTCATCAGCTTGCTGCGTTTCTGTGGCCTCAGCCGACTGTTCGGTCTCATCATCAGATGAAGGTCCGAACAGGTTGCTTCTCTTGGGAGGAGTTTCCTCTTCCGTATCTGCGGCTTCAGCAGGATGATCTTGCTGGCCGGTGTCAGGTGTTTCTTCCTGCGGAGCCGGCTCAGGTTCAGGCTCTGTCTCAGTCATTGGGACGCCTGGATCAGATTCTGCTGTATCCTCTGTGGGAGGATTTTCTTCTTGGGTCTCAGGTTCCCCTTCAGGGGTTTCATCCCCGTTTCGGCGAGCTGCGTCTGCAGCAGCTTCATCAAATGTCGCCATAGGTTCTGTGGGAACCTCTGGCGAAGTCACTGTGATGGGCTGAACGCTGACAGTAACAACAGCACTGTGTCCGTTCTTGCCGCGTCCTGCAACGAGTACGACGGGCAGCTCATCGCTGTCACCGACAGGTACTTGTGCCCGGATGTAGTTCCGGACAGCTTCGTTGATTTCTTCTTCTGTTAATGTGATTTGCACGTAACTTGTCCTTTTTTGAGAGTCATGCGTTGACGGAAGATGGTCTCTGTTCTGACCATTTACTGTCCGCGGTGAATAGGTAACGATTTCAGCCATGATTATCCTTAATTAGGGTTATATGGGAGCCTGTCCAAGAAATGGTCTAATGACTACCTCCATTCTAGGATTATGCTTATCAACTCCACCGAATATACAGGAGACCTCTGGGATATACTCACAGGTGTCTTCTTTGAGCTTTCCGAGTTCAACAAGTGCATCCGCGAAATATTTATCTATGACACTGACTGAATTAGTTAAATCTCTTTTAGCCCGATTCGGAGGAAATAAAGTATATCTCAGATGTATCCGCCCCCACAATAATGAGAGATCCGGAAGAGGATCAATCTGATCTTCAATATCCTTTTTGAAATTGATCTTAGTTCCATTGGCAACTTGAAAATGCCAATTACGGTAATTATTCAAAGTCAACCAATACTTCTTTGTCGGCTTTGTTTCCTTACCGCTCTTCAGCACTTTGGTCTTCCCCCCAGTATAGAGCGGAAGATCTAACTTGAAGAAGGTTGGTGTATTCTGGGTCATGAAAAACCTCTCCATCATTACTGACAGAGAGGCTTATATCATATCGAACTAATTAGCTAGTTGCCAAACAGTGGCTTACTCGCCGTTTTTGGTGAACCCGCACCGGATGCAGCAGCACCAGCTGCTGTAACCGGCTTAAAGCGATTTTGAGTGTCGCCAGAGTTTTTCTCGCCCCACTTAGTAATAAACAGATCTTCCTCAGGAAGGTCAGTACCGCTCTTGAGCTCAACAACAGTTTTGCGGCTCTCCGTATGGAAGAACTTGGAGATCTCATTAATCTCTCGCTGTTCGTCCGTGTCGACATATTCGCCTGAAGCATCCTTGGCTTGCCTATTGACAATTGCCTTGATGACGCCGGCAGTAACCTGCTTGCCCATGATGGAAGTAACACAAGGCACGCTCTTTTCGACTTCTTTCTTCTCGGTCGAATCCCAAATCTTGATGGTCTTGTCTTCGATAGTTTGTTCAGTCAGCGGGAGGCCCGTCGTCACAAGCGCAAGATCGTTCATAGCTTCATATCCAGGAAGCATGAATTTCTTGTTGTTCTTCTCATAAGTCGGCTTGCCGGCTTTATTGAAGATCCAAACGCGATCGGTCAGCTCTTTGCCTGCAAATTCGTATACAGTGACAATGCACTTAGAATTGGAATTTGAAGCATTCACGACATAGGCCAGTTTCACTGTGCCGTCGTATACGCCAGAGTCGAGAGTGTAGGATCCACCAAGGCGATCCTGCTGGTCTTCGACTCCTACGAGATCTTGATTATTAAACATAGTATTTCCTTATTGGTTGGTTATTGTGGCCATCAGACCACCAGAAAAGCAGCTCGCTCTTATGAGTAGTATTTCACCATATGATCAATTAGAAGAGCTGCATCATTATCCATGAAGGTCTGGTTCTTATTGAACAAACCCATTGGACCGCGGATCCTCTCCCCGACAGTGCCCTTAGTGAGCCTTGTTTGGAAGACGTACTTAAAGCCGAGAATCTCATCGTCTTCGGTAATGCGAAGAAGCGCTGGATCCATGTCTTTAAGATCTGCAAGCGGAATGCGCTTGGTCGATACCACAGTGGAGAAATACGATTCAATACCGTTATTTCCCAAAGAGCCTTTAACAGGCACATACACACGATCGACCAGCTGAGCATCCTGCTCTTTTTTGGTATGTCCGAGCATGATTACATGCTTGTCGCAATTGGCCACAAGGTTCTGCATCACGTTCTTAAAGAACTGAGCGTAATCTCCCCATGCAGCCCTGCTATCCTTTGCTGGGATAACATATTGGCTTTCGAACATGTCCATCATGAAAGTGATGGAGTCGACAATGACCCCATCAAAATCTGGACTGCCGGTAACCATATCAAACCCTTGCTGGATCTGATGCGGATCCGTGACGACAGCCGACACAAAGTCATTCTTGAAAGGCAGAGCCTTCCCTGACTCGGTATTCATATATACCCACCGAGATTGGTTAGGTATTTCGCGCAAAGAAGCAGATTTTCCTGAAGCGGATTCTCCACTGATAAGCACAAGTTGAGCATTACCCTGAGGCATATGATATCTCCTTTTTGTTTATGATATTTTGTTTACGGAAGGTTGCCTGCAGATTTCCTGGCCACTGTCCTGAGAACAGTGGTTCGAAGTTCTTGCTCAGATAGTGGCGAAGACAATTGTTTGTTAAAGTCCAACACCCTTTGCTCTACTTGAGGATAGTTCATATTACTATCTAGCAGCGCAAGTGCGAATTTTATCATCTGGTTGTTTCGATTACCCATCGCCATACGTTCAGCGAACCACCTCTCAAGTGAACCGAGATCTTTAAGATCGGTCATCTGTTTCTGGTGGGTCTCGTTTCGGGATGTCTTAGGGATAAATCTGATTGGGTCCAAGAAGTTACCTTGCATGTTATAATGCGAGGTGCCGTTAGGATTGGTCAGCCACTTTCGTTCTCTCTGGTTTGCACCTTCATCAATCTCAAACGGCAACCACTCCATAATGTTATTCATAAACTGGGTGTAGTCATCCTTGTTGAGGTGCAACTCGTATTTAATAGGCAGCAAGACACGGAAGCGATCTTTATTATCCTGCCCATCTCTCTTTGTCGTATGGGTCATGAAAACATAATCTTGAAGCATTTCGTGAACCAAGCTTCGAGAAGCTGTCCCATCAACGTCCAACACAACCATATTAAAACCTTCGATAACATTCTCACCTCTTCTGTGATTGTCTTTGAAGCTGTGGTTTGCCCAATGATAACCATCCGCTTGTGTTAGTTGATGGAGATCCCCGAACGGCTGCACGGCAGGCTCATACCCCGCGGCAAAGTCCTGTGAGTAAGAGAACTTCATCTTATCCATGGAGGTCTCTGTCAACATTTCTCCGGAGAAGAACTCAATACCTTCAACAAAAGTACGTTTGATGATGATATTGTTCTTATAGCCCCATGCACAAGCAAAGGTCATAATCTCCTGACGAGCAGCATTGCCTGCCTTATAATAGGGCAGGGCCTCTGTGAGATCGGCGTGTGTCAACTCTTGTCCATATGAGGCAATGTACTTGGCGAGTTTCACGTAGGACTTTTCTCTATTCAAAAGTGTAGCAAAGTCCTTACCAGATGCCTCAACCACATTAATAGCCTGATAGAGATTATCCATGGTAATGCTAGGCGACTGGTCTATGAAAGCAAAGACACCCGCCAACTTCAAAGCCTTGAAGTACCGATGGCCGAGTTCTGTTTTCTCAAGCTCTCTATGCTCAGGTAAATTGTCTGCAGTGTGTTCACACAGAATTTTATACTCAAGGAGCTCAATGCCGACATCATCTCCAACTTCCATTTCCCACTTGTGGTTCATAGGGTTGGCAAGCTTGGTGAAGTAAGTATTGATCTTATCAACATCTCCCTGCATCGAAGTCTCTGTGAGGCTTGCATAGATCTCAGCTGCGGTTTTCTTTTGAGAGCTCCGTTCGTGAACACCCCATGCAAATAAAAAACGTCGGCCATAGCCTGTCTGAAGGAACTCGAAGAACATGTCTTCAGTACTACCACCATCAAGTAATTTAGTTGGTGTGCCGAACAGGAGCATATTGGCTGGGGTGGGTCCATCAATATCCTGACCGCGGGAATTATCCACGGTATTCTTCGTAAGCTTGGCTTTGGTTTTGCCTTTATCAAATAGCTCGAGGAACGTATTAAGGATCTCTGAGTTGTTTAGAAGATTTGATCCAACCTCATCGATCTGAAGATTGATGGCCCCAGCACCGGACAGTAGCAGCTTCTGGCGAAGCTGCTTAACTGCTGGCACGGTGCCACTATCGAAAGTAAAGGGGTATGGACCTGCAGCAGAGTACTGCTTCTCTAAAGAGGTGAGTTCGTCAGCTTGGTCTGTACCCTTATAGGCCGCCTGCTCGTTAGCGAGGCGTAGCAGGTTCCTGTCTGCGAGTTCAATCAGTGTAGATTCAATGAAGCGCTTTTTGAACCCCTTCATGAAATAGTCTTCGATGATACTCACAGAGTGACCCTTACCAAAGCCAGAAGTTGCGAGACCTAGTGCGTATATGTTCACCGGTATGAGACCACGATCTTTTGTTTTGATATTGGCCCGCATTGCTGAAGCCAACTTAGACAAGAAATACACACACTCTACCCGGAAAAAATTCCGATTATCGTTCTGTGTTTTCTTGGTGATAATATCGACCATTTTTTCCAAGACAGGGTGGTCTTTCAGAGTATCAAAGTCTCTCATCATACTTCCTCAATTTTAATGTCATTTTCTTGTAGCCAAAGTTTCATATCTTCCTCTGTGCAAAGATTAGAGTTGCACAAAGGACATGGCATATTGATGTGTCCCATTTCAGGGTATTCGTAGTAGCTCACATAGGTGCAGCCTTTTTTATCGCATTTAAGGAAAAACAGTGTTTTCCTTAAAGCAGCAGCCCACAATATCCTCAGTATGCTCATAGGTTTAATGGCCATGGGGAACTCCCTTATCCTCTATCAACGAATACTCTCGATTGAATGGGGACCTGTTGATGTAATGCTGGATGTTCCTATACTTCTCGATATACTTTTCCACTAAAAACCCAGTACCAGAGTTTCTATTAGGTATATGTATCGTAGATATGCTGAAGCTATTCATGATCTCTTCTTGCATGTACGCGATTTTATCATCCTGTTCGTATACTAACCATGAATCACTCAATTTTCTCATATACACCGAGAAACCAAGCTTTTGTATTTTAGAGATTACTTCTACATCCATAACATGATTCCTCTTTATTGGAGCTGCCGGCTAAGGGAATTGCACCCCTCATCGTAACGTACGATTTACAATCTTTCTCTAGTGTCACCGACCTAGTTTTTAATACTCCAAGCGTTGGGTACAAAGAGGCGCTGCATCACAATAAGAGCATCTTCGAACCTCACCTGGGATTGTTACCACGACCCCCACGCCAGTATTCATCTTATGAGCCATAGCTGCAGCATAAGTGTCGAAATTCTTCGTGGACCGACCTCCTTTTTTGGCGGTCTCGGGGTTCTTATAGTACTTATGTTTATCCGGCGATCTCCAAAGCTCATCATCGGTACAACGGGTCATGTCAGCTTCGGATTTGTGTGCTGCATTCTTCTCAATTTCATCAATTTTATTTCGGATGAAATTTTCAGCATCCTGCTCTGACATTAGATTTACAGGCATCTCCATGACTGCGTGGGGAGGGTAGTTGTTGATCCGTCCCACCTCACTTCTCTTCCAGTCTTTGAATATGAAATTAATCTGTCCAACATCAGAAGTGATAAGTTGGGGATTGAGCCACTTATACATGGCCATCTGCAAAGCGTATTCGCCTTTTTCAGTTTGGTCCATCTTAGTGTATTTGTATGTACTCGTTGTTTTGTTGTCTTCCGGCTTGCCAGCAACAACCTGATCGAACTTGCCAGAGATCCACACTTCAGTGCCAGCGGATGATACAATTTTACGAAATGCCCTGTGCTCCAAGAAGACAGGTATCATGTCAGGATTGCTATCAATCTCTGCAGCAGAAGGATTAACAACAATCCGGTTCATGATAGATTCAGAGGCGCCCATAGAGGTCAAAATCTTATTTCTATCTGGGTGCTCAAAAGCATTCTCAATGGCTGTGTGGATTGATTGACCGATCCGAGCAGCGGCGAGGTCAACAATCTCAACCTCCCTGTCCTGTTCAGGAACGCGATTACCCAACACCAAAGCCTTAGTTGGCTTCAATAGTTGGGTAACGCTGATAATAGGCAGACTATCCCGAGGAGCGTTTTCTGGATCGTGATCGTAACCATCCATGGCAAGCCATAGAGATAATGTCATTCCGAGGTTTGTACTGTTCTTCAGTGTTGTCTTTGCCATGATAGGTTCCTAATTCTTGCTGTTGGCTTCAAAATCTTTGAAGTAATCGACTTCAGACATCAGCCCCAGATACATGATGTTATTGATAACAACATCAGAAACCATATTAGGATCTAGATTGTCTTCTTGAAGCCTGAGAACGCCAAGTTGGCGTATGTCGTGGATCTCCTGTGCGGTGATCTTTTTTCTGTTTGGCGTAGCCAATACATTCACTGTACGGGATCCCTGCATTGGAGGAATACCTGCTTGCTCATCGCCGGGATGGACAAAACTTACAGTCACACTGGCTAGATACCAGTGCTTGGGTTGGGTTTGTTTAACCATGATTACTCCTAAGTATTAGCCAAGATCTCTTGGGCTTTGTTTGTAATATCTTCTGCTGTGGCATCATTCGGTATGCTGTGCTCTTCCGCCCATGTAGGGTAGAATATGGACACCTCACCGGATAACTTCACATCAGGATGCGTAATAGCAGGATGCTTCTGCCATTTCACACACCGGGAAAGTTCTTTGTTGAACCAGCTGAGCACATTAACATCATCTCGCACCAAATAATACTGTGCATCGTGGATCTGGCAGCAAATCTTTATGCTATCTCTCCATTCTGGATTAGCACGAACCATCTGCATGAACTCAGAGGCAGCCCGATTATTCAGGAGCCCCCAAGATTGACCTAGAGCATTACCTGCTGTGCGGGCTTCAGCTTTGGCTGCATATGGTGTGTGTCTCTCGGTTTCCACTGTTTGCTTGAGTACTGGTGTTCTCACACGGAGCCCGAAAGCACAGGTGATGTATCCATCCTTTCTGGCTCCTTCGATCTGCAAAGCTACCCAATCATCAGAAACTTTATATAGCTCATGATACTTTTCTTCGATTTGAAGAGCAGTTGTTGCATCAAAGCCACAGTTGTTCATCAGTCCATGGTACGTGCCGGCGTACGTTAGCAAGAAGGTCGGAGCCTTCGAATCTTGACGTAACTCAGGATAGTCCACAGCGATTGAATTGATGCTATCAACAGAGGACCCATCGATATTTGGCATCTGGTCTCCAAAATAAGAAAACGCTCTGAGACAATGTCCGTCATAGCCATCGGTATAAACCTTTAGCTTATTTGGATCTTTGGTTATTAGCGCCGAGATCTTATCTTCAAGACTGTCAAAATCGAGGCCGACCAGCACCCATCCGGCAGCCGCTTTAATGCACTGCTTGATGTACTTAGCTAGTCTCGACTTTGACGGTAAGTTTTGCAGATTAGGATCCATAGAGCTGAGACGGCCTGACACAGTACCTCCAAGCTTGAAGTTACCGTGCATATAATAATTGCCGTCCAGGGCTTTGCGTGCGTTCTCGAGGGCAGGTATGAATGTACTAAGAAGGATTGCAACATCCTTGTACTCAATCACAGCATCCAGAAGAGCCAATATGTCTGGATCCTTGGTGTGAGCCTTAACGGACTTGAGAACCTCTCCTTTTGTGGAGGGAGCTCCACTGTCTGTCTTTTTTAGGACAGGGAGACCGACAAACTCACGAGTAAAGAGCAGACCAGCGAGCTGCCTATCACTGCCAGGGTTAAACTCCAGAGTGACATCGTCGGTTGTGATTCTTTTCTTTTTAAGTTTAGCATTGCGTTTCTTGACCTCTTCTTCTTTCAGATAATGAGTATACTCTACAACGATCTGGTTATTGGTTATCGTCCGGACAGCAGTATCTCTAATATCTTCCAGAGCTTTTTTAGACTTAGCAACCTGGTCCATATCCACTGGCAGACCATTCAGCTGCATGTCGATTACATCCACTAACGAAGGTAAAAAGATCTCTCTGTATATTCCTTCTTGGTCTTGTTCGACGATTAATGGATAATTTTTATTATAGACAAACCACGTAGATAGAGCATCTACTAGGTTGTACTCAAGGAGCTGTCTTACAGGTATCTTGGTGACGTCTTTAATATCCTCCACCGCATAGTTCCCAGCAAACTCTACAGCCTGGTCTTTCAAGCTAAGTTTGTTCCCGGCACAGGAGTTTGTCGCTAGATATGTGATTATTTGTGTGTCTTCCACACAGGCAGGATCAATCAGGGAGTCGAAAGTTTCATCCACAACATCGTGGTCTATCTTTTCCGGAACTGCATCCTTTAATTGATATATCAACACTGTCAGGTCGTAAGCTGCGTTGTGCCATATGATTTTAGATTCTGGATACAGCATGTGACGGAGAATAAAGAAACGAGCTAGGCATCTGCGGATCTCATGGTTTTTGAATCCAGGTCTCCAATCAACCTGAAATGCCACACCATCGTTTTCACCCCAAGCAAACGCTATAGAGGCTATGCCTGCATCGTGATGCTCAAGACTGAACGCCTCGATGTCAGCCGACAGCATGGGTATATTCGATATCTGCTCGAGTACCTCGGACACCTCACTTAGAGTCTGAGGATAGTAACATGAGCGAATAATATCTTTCCCGGGATCAGTGTAAAAACCTGACCTATCATTTATGATAGCCTCACACGCAAGCGATATGCCATGAGCTGTTTTTACTGGATCGAAAAAGGCCATTTTGAAGTTAGGGATATATGCAACCTCCATATCAGCAAACTCTCCAAAATGGTTTGAATCAGGTGAGTGCAGTGATCCAACTTCTAATGCAGCTTTTGCCTGGCCGGTGAGAGTTTTAAAGTAGTCAGGTTGAGCACATATAATGTGCTGTACTCCAATATCCTTGAGGATCGTCAGGAGTTCCGTCAGGAACTCTCTGCGATCCGCTACGGGAAGAGCTTTTCTTTTGTTCTTACTGCCAGAGGTGGTGTACTCCAACTGATACGCGATAATTTCTTTATCGATATCTGCATCGGCGCCGGCAGGAATTAAGCCCTCGTCGATGTAATTTTTCTTCATACCCCCATAGTCCAAATCATAAGCCAAAATAGCAATTTTGAAATCCGGGTTCTGATGGAAGGTGATGTACTTCATGTTCGTGTCAACTTTCTAAACAAAAAGCGATTGAGAGGCTCCTCGACCCTCTTATAATGCATAAAGAATATCTCCTTATCTGCATCATCTGGATCATACTTGGCGGCAGGAATATCTTCAGCAGCTTGCTGTTCCACCAAGCTCTCGAGTTTATTCAAAGAAGGTGAAAACTTTGATAGCCCGGGAGGTATATTGGCCACGTACTCAATAGGGTCTTCTGTTCTGTTCCCAAGGTAAGACAGGAAGTGTGCAATGTATGTGGTATACTGAGGGATGTCTGATCTATTTTCCTTGAGCAATGCAGCCTGTTCGGCCAGCTCAGGGGCTATCACCAGAATACCTTCTTTACCAAATGCAGCACCTACATGGAAAAGCTCATTCTCAAAGAAAAAGCCATCAGGGGATCCATCATACTCAGTGTGATTTAATCGCACCAGTTTCTCTGTCTCTTCCTTGACAAGGTCATTCTCTTTGGCAACGAGGTTTGCAACCAATTCTCTATGGATGAGAGCACCCATACCACCGGCAATAAAAACCCTCTTAATATCAGATAAGGTTGGTTCTATCTCGCCGGAATCGATCATTGGTAAATACCTCTTTTGTTTTCATAAATGCCTTTGTCGTAAACATATATTCGTTTACGGGCACGGGAAGCACCGACATACAACATACGCCTGAGCTGATTAATGTCTCTGGATGTGAAAATATCATCCATGATCATAATCACTTCATCGTAGGTCGAGCCCTGTGCTTTGTATACGGTGGCAGCTTCTCGGTTGCGGAGATCGATAAACATTTCCTGTAGACGATAAAAACGCTTCCAGTCTTTGTTTTTCTTGTAATGCCGCAACAAGTTCAGATACTGATTCCTGTCGGCAGCGACCTTCACCACGCTTCGGGGAATAAATGAAGAGGAGATCTCTATAGAGTATGCTTGCATACTATTATAGTCATCGATTGCCACATCGTGAGGACCTTCTACGTCATGGATCCGAACTTCCTCTTCTGCATTCACCTTGCTTGTTTTGGTGATCTGGAAGTGAGAATTATTGACCAAGATCTCTCCAGCAACTGGGTTGTTGGGTAGGCTCAGGAGTGTACGGATATGATTATTGTACCCAATAACTGTCTGATTAGTGTACGCTAGGATCCTAGACCCCAGTACCTCGTCATCCGGCTTCACTGTACCATTAGGTCCAAAAGTTTTTTCTACGAGATCCTGTAGCTCATCACCATTCACATAGATAATTTCACCCGGATGTTGAGTCCAAGATGTCAAATCTGGTTTTGCCGTTTCAAGCTCAATGTCTGTCTTCAACCTATTACATAGATCTAAGAGGGCGGGAGAGTTTGCGTTGCGTACCGGTGTTTGAATTTCATAGTGAAGATCGGGATGCTCAGACAAACGTACTGCAGGGCTCAGTTTTTCTTTGACCGGAGGAAGCTGGTTCTTATCCCCAATATAGATAATCTTGCACGACTTGTCTGTCGCCTCTTGAATTAACATATAGAGATTATTTTCAATCATCGAAGCTTCATCGATAAAGATCATCTTATTGTAGTGCACCTGCCATTTGGCAGTTCTTTTAAGCAGTGTGACCCCAGTCTGGTAATCACTCTTAGGAACCAAACCCAGGAAGGAATGGATAGTCTGAGCTTCGTGGCCTGTCTCTGCAGACAATACAGAGGCGGCTTTATTCGTGGTGCTGGTCAGAACCAGCTGCATATCTTTTTCTTTTTTGCCCATAGCTTTATTGTAGTTATGTAGGATAGCAGGAAGAAGATTTGCTAGTTCTCGTGTAGTGAATGTTTTACCTACTCCAGGCCCTCCGGTGAGAAAAAACTCCTTATCTGGAGTGAGAATAAATGCAGATATTTTTTTTAACGCATTTTGCTGATCTGCATTTAATTGAGGCTGGGTCATCGTAGTGCTTTCTAGTTTTAATTGAGGTCAATAATAATATCCTGGTCGCTAACAGTGTGAGCATCGGTTATGCTTGTACCGCTGGCAGCCAACTGATAAATAAAACACTCCCCATCAAACATATGCTTTGAAGTGAATACATTTGAATTGAGACGAGGAATTAGAATTTTATTTTTGTATATATGGATATCCATAGCTAAATCTTGGCTGTAACTACTAGTCCGATGGCTGCTATAGTCACTATACAATTTGATATTTGTTGATAGTTCAGACCAATCAGAATTCTCTATGCTGATATGCGGACATATTGAAAAATTGCCTGTATCTTTCCATATATCAATAAAATTATTAACTATTTCTTGGACAGTCATGTTATCAGGAGCAGGCGATAGTAACTCATCTAGACGATCTTTAATGGTGTTTGCGGCTTTAGATTCTAAATGCTCAAGAGCTAATTTTTGAACCATGTTAGTTATGGTAATATTATAGCTATCTAGGTTAAACTTATCTAAATCCAACTTCATACTGTCTTTAATTGCATCAGAAATCTTATTACCCATAGACCCATAAGAGCGGAATTGATCCTCTATAGCGTTACGTATGGTTTTTTCTACTTGTTCATTTATGACTACATTAACAAGACCACTATCAAATTTCTCATCTAAACTGTCTTGTATTATTTTTCTGAGGTCCATAATTAATCCTTATCTATGTGTATTAGCGTACCATAAGGTACTGTTTCATTTGGATTGCCTGAGCATATCCAGATCAAAGGACAGTCAGGCTCTTTTTCGGGGATATCCACGCAAAGATCAGTAAAGATAACAGCAGCTGTTGGATTGTGGTCCTTCATGTACTGGTATACCTCTTTCAGGTCTGTACCACCTCGACCAGTGACAACAATCTTCTCAAATTCATCGTCCTCTTGGAATTCGTAAGTGTCGTGTATTTCTGTATCGAAAGTGATCAGTGTCAGGAGTTCTGGGTTGTAGATCTCTTTGATGTATTTTACTTCGCTGTTAAAACGAACAATCTCTTCATCCGAAATGGATCCTGAGATATCGAGAAAATACACCAAATGCTCTAAACCACTACGACCTGTTCTTCCGGGCAGTATGGGGTCGGCATATCGGCGATTTGGCGATCTATATGAGTACTCCACAGAAGATAGAGATTCAAAAAAGAGAACCAATATCTCCTGCCATGGAAGTTTAGGGCTGAGGAACTCCTCGATCATGCTCTGAACTTCACCAGGCAGGTTGCCGGAATCGCCACTCATTTTGGCAATGGTTGCCGCATCCATAATATTGACTTGAGCTTTTTTAGCTATGGTGTCAGGAGACATACCTCCCTGAATGCTCGAAGGCCCGCTACCTGCTTCGCTGAAATCACCATTCTGAGGGTTTTGTATCTTCTGACCCGCGATTTGCTCATACACCTGTTCTGTATTCATCCCTGAATATTGGGGGTCCATGAGGTAAGGAAAACCGGACATATCATATCCGTTTTCTTTCAACATATTGTTAATCACGTAATCGGCAGCGGAGTTGTAATCCTCAGGATCTCTGTTTCCGCGGCGACCCATATGCTGGTATGCGATATGCCATGCTTCATGGGCAAGAACTGTAGTTCTCGACTTGGCAGATAGAGAAAGAAAAAACTCCGGATTCCATGCCATCATCACTCCGTTCGTACACGCAGTAGGTATGGATCGATCCCACACAAACTCAAGCGTAGCGACGAGTGATGATAAAAAACCGGAGTTATTCTCATAGAATAGATTAACCTTAGTTTTATCCAGAGCCTTATTCAAAGTATCTTTCTCACCTTGGGTGAGTGGCTTATCTGAAATGAACTCTTCTGGATCAAACATAGTCATGATCTATTATCCTTCTTCTGTTGGCTCATGGTAATAAGTATCGTTGTCGTGATGTTCTTTTGTTGCAATGAACCCAAGAACATTAATGTAGTGGAATGATGGTCCGTAAGTGTACGGACCATCACTCTTAGTCACAGACCAGATTTGAGTTTCAGCATATCCTGCTTGCTCCGCCTCTAGACTTGTGTCGAAATAATCACCATTTCGTTTTCTGATCTCCGCATATGGAAAATCTGTATTGTATTCGGCCATACTAAATATGATCCCTTACAATTGTCCCAAGAGCGTACTCACCAAAGGCAGGCACTTCTCGATCGATGTTATTGAAACGCGCGATAATACCCCGGCAGAAAATAACTTGGAGGTCGGCACCAAAGCGTTTCATGAAAGGAATGATGGCTTCGACCTCACCCTTTTTAATGCGGGAAGCGGCCCAACATACCGTGGCAAATCGTGCAGAAGCTTCGGAAGGGATACCAATCTTAAGGTTGAGTACCGGATCCAGAACGTCCGACCAATTTGGGATGTCTTTTTGGACCTCACAGAAAGTTAGAAACTCGAAGCCGGCAGCTGATCCAACCGTGCCAGCAACCTTGGCCAGATCATCTGTTCTTGAGATAGGACGATCTTTGATCATACGACTCAAGAATTCCCATGTCCGAGGACAGGCATAAGTATGGTCTGTGTGATCGGCAGTGAAATTCATCAGCATTGCCTGATTGAATTGAACAAAGGCAGTGATACGAAAATCGATGCCAGCTTGAATAGCCCAATCAACCCAGTCCTTGGTAGATACAGCGAGCTCATAGTGAATTAAGCGCGATTGCAGAGCAGTCGACATCTTATGTACGACAGCTTTGTCAGTGATCTTGTTGCCGCAAGCAATGATATGACAGTCATCATGGAGAGCGAATGATCCTACTTGCCTGTCTAGGACAATCTTATAGGCGGCAGCCTGGACAGCTTTGTTTGCTGATGACAACTCATCGAGCAATAGAAGCCACCCGTTGTACCGGACGGGTTTGTTGGTTTTTTTCGAGATTACCTCGTTACCATCAGAGTCCAACTTAGCTGGCAACTCTTCGCCGGCCAAGGGAAAGAGATCAAAAGGAGTAAACACAGCCTTGTCCCCATCCCGCATAGGGAAGCCCTGCAAATCCTCAGGGGTACATTGGCTCAGACGAAGGTCGATTACCTTTAGGTCAGCCCGCTGCGCAAACTTATGAGCAGCGTCTGATTTACCGATTCCTGGAGATGATCGGACATAAGGCACAAGACCCACCTTCAAACAGTCACGAAACTCGTCCTGCAGCTGAGTATGGGTAATAGTATTTTCCATTGCGGTCATGGGAGATTACTTTCTATTTTGGATGATTGATTTAATTGAGGGTTCCGAGGTTACTCGTTGCTTAATCTCTTCGGGAGATAGACCAAGCTCAGTCCAATAAGCTATCCGGATATTTTCAATTTTCTTTTTAGGGTGGGTCCCTAACAGCAATTGTTCTATCCGCCGAACACCGTACAGTGCAGCGTGGTGTTTATGTCCTGTTGACTTAGAAGCCTCGGGGAGGCTCCAAAGATCTTCGATCACCAGCAGAAACCAATAATGGAATCTAGCATAAGCTAGATCCTTGGTTTTGCTTTTCAGAGCAAGTTCGTTGAATGCGGACCCATACAGCTCCTCAATAGTCTTTTGGTGATGACGAGCACATTCTTGCCTCGTACGGTAGATAGTTTGTCCACAATGTTGACAAACACCTATGTCTTTTTTCACAGACATAAACAACCACCCCTACAGGTGTAATTTACTTCTTGGTTTTAGCTTTTGTTTTACGAGGGCGTGGCTTCTTAAGCGCAAAACCCTTACTGATTTCTGAGAGCTCACCGCCTGCGTTTTTGCATTTGGAGTTTACTTCCAAGACCTCAACCAGAATCAGTCCGGCATTTGTCTTGATTATCAGAATGTCTCCAACAAGGTATTCACCATCCTTGGCGAGAAAATTCTTATTGTAGTTTCCAGCACCGATCCGCACAGTGAAGGGAGTGACCTCTTCGATATCAGATGGATCATAAGGACGAATTCCTGCGTTCGGTGCTTTACATTCAAGTATAACACGGCCCTGAGAATCTGTGCCGACCTGTGTGCCGTAGATCTCTTTGCCTTTTACTTGATACAGGGTGTTTGAGTTGGGCATTTCATTTTCCTTACGAGTGAGTGATAGTTTTGCGGCATATCGATGCTGATTGTCAGGAGTGTCGATCATTTTTTCGAATTCTCTCCTGAACAGAATACCTAAGTTGTGAGAAAAATCTCCTTCTAGGGTTTGATCGCCGGACAGGAAAGAGACACAGAATTTTCCATCATTGATTTCATCAGCATCTGAGCTATCTGCTAAGGTAGATTCTGCGGCGCAGTCATGTCCTGCTTGCCACCATACCCGGGCATGGTAGTTATGTTTGTATATGGGAGACCTGTGCCGATCAGCAAAATAGCCTTCAACACCCCGCATGAAGAAATAGGCATATACTCTATCCTCCAATGCTCTAGTATACTCGTCATAGTAGGTTAGGTCTGGGAACTCGAATAAAGACATTTTATTTACTTTCCTTGTTGAGTATTTGACTGTCGCTTCTTCGGCTGCCGGTATCTATAGATCCCGTACGAACCATGTTTACGATGTGTCGAATATGTCGGGGATTAAACACTCCAATATCGAGAAATGCGTCGACGATTGTAAGCCCGTATTCGTGAACACATTTACGGAGCTCAGGTATCATCTTGTCTACGCGGTTCATTCGTCGAATGCTTTTTTGCTGCTGAGCGCGTAGATGCTCGTCGGTCATTTTTTTGACCTATTGCGACGCCTCTTTTTTGGGGTAGAATCTTCTTCCTCGATTGAACCATTGAAGACCCTCGGGCAGCGCTCTGCGCTGCCCGGGTGGTCTTCAATAACAATACGACCAAGACAGGTATAGAAGAACGTATGATCGTTTCCGAGATCATAATCGACCAAACATACTTTTTGGACTGACGTACCGTGACGCCTCAAACCAATAAAGGCGCTTCCCCGTTTGGCGTATACTTCGCCTCTTCGGATCCACGCCTCATGTTGGCTATAGC